GGATACGGTCAAGCTTGTCGAAATGCAGGGCATCTCTCCTAGACTAGAAAACAGTGCTCAGTCTAGACAGGAAGCAAACATCTGGGGATTTAAAGCAGAGTTTGCTGTTGCTAGGCTCTTCAATATTGACCCACCAACAATCAATGTTGTGACCGATAACGGCGTTGATCTTTGGATGGATGACATCTCTATTGACGTTAAGTTTTCAAACAAAGAGAGAGGCCCGCTTATCTTTGACACCGCTGATAAGTTTAAGGCAGACATTGCTGTGCTGGTCGGCAGGACGGACAAGGATAGGACGATGAGGATAAACGGCTGGACAAGTAAACAGACGTTCGTTGATCGGGCGACACATCATAACTTTGGTTATGGTGATCGGCTTAAGATGGACATGTCCGATATAGACCCCATCGAATTACTGTGGCGAAAGATGATGGCAAGAAAATTTAGCAGGATTGTTTAGATAAGTTGATCGATGCCGACCTTGTAGCGAGAATGCTCGCCATAATTCTTGTGTAGTAAGACGCAAGACATAGATCGGCTCGCTCCGTAGCCCGATCCCGCGTGCCACGCATCTTTAGGCGGCAACACATTCCAGCTCTCTATCGTAACCCCACCTATCTCTTCTGCATTCTTATGGTGTACGTGGCCCATCCAGCAGAAGCGATGGCGAGTTCTACCCCACTCTTCAGGCAGGTCTCTCGTTATTGCTTCGTGCATTCTAGATGGTCGTATCTTGTCACCGTGATGGGTGACCACTAAGTTCTTCCCCCACTCAAACCATATCCACTTACTGTAGTTTTCTTTTACTTTTACTCGAGGTTCGTCCTCGTAATACATGGTGAGCATCTCGTTGATCCAGAGCGAGGCGTCGGGATCGTGGTTACCCCTAACATTGATAACCCAAACCTCTCGATGAACCTCAAGCAACTTAGATATTGAGTGTTTAAATAATGAGCCGACTGCGCGTATGGCTTTACCTGCCCTTCCGTCAACATCCAATAGTGTGCCTGACCCGGTTTCGTTCTTTAGGTTATTGGCGTGCATCATATCGCCAAGGTTAATTAGCACGCCGATGTCAGCATCGCTTGCCGCACTTGCCAGCCTTTCTACCGCCCCATGCAATAGGTCTACAGATATGCCAATGTCGTAGGCTTCTTCGTAGTCGCTGTGCATTGAGCTTTCTGGTGGCCACGCAACCATGCCAAGGTGGTGATCCCCTATTAGATAGCAAGCCATTAGGTCTTCGCTTTTCTTTCTGGGGCACGCAATAGGCTTGGCCTTCTCCATGTCAACAAGGCCGTCTTTAAACTCTTCAAGCGCTACATTCCATAGCTCTTGCTTGGATTTCTCGCTCTTGACCCACTGGCCAACAGCAATCCCGTCTTGGTTGTAGTAGGTGGACACCCCTTTGACTCGATAGGAATCTGGGACGGTATGCACCATGTCCTTCTCTGGTGCGTAACCTTGAAGCGCGGCCCTGCTTTTTATTTTCCTTAGTCTTCGGTAGATGTTTCTTTCATTGACATCAAGTATGGTCGCGCATTCACTGTTAGTGATGCCTTGATGTTTAAGATGTATAAGACTTTTGTCCTTATCTGTCTTACAATAAGGCAACAGCTCAAGATAGTTCGACATATACCCCCCAGATAATCATGTCAAAACTCAGACGATCAGCTAAAAATAAAAACTGTACTCTTCTTATCTATCCGCATTGCAATAGTAACCCACAAACGGTTGTATTGTGCCACCTTTCCTCAAGTTTCTCTGGTATGGCACTGAAATCCAAGGACTTCTTTGCTGTGTATGGATGCTCTTCATGCCACGATGTTATTGATGGCAGGACCAAAACAGATTTAACCAAGGAAGAGATACTAAAATGTCAGCTCCGCGCACTAGAAAGAACGTGGAGCCAGATGATCGAGGACGGCTTGATCAGCTACCAGTAAGTCGTTGCATAAACCTAGACTCAAACGCTGGCAGGTCGGCTCGTTTTTTCAAGTCAGGGATTATCTTGAGGTACTCGTTAAGCTCTCCGTCTAAGTCATCAATCATCTGACGCTTAAGCTCTGGCTCTATATCAGCGCGGAGAACTGCATCTCTTTGTTTACGCACAACATCCAGCCGCTTCTTGGCGCTATACACTGGCGACTTAAGGGCTAGAATGTGCTGTCTACTGCCTAGGTAAGCCTCAAGCTCATCCATTCGACCTTCTTTCCTAAGCTTGTTGGAGGTTGTGACTATCTTGTTGATCTCGCGATACAGCTCATAAGCATCCTCTCTAAGCCCAGAGCCCTCCTTTGAAGCAAAGAATCGCTTTATAACAGGATACTCATAGGCGCGAAGAGCGGGCATTTGTGCCGCGTTATCACCAGTAACAGCTTCAGACCTAAGCAAAACATCAATCATGTTCAGTGCGTATGTGCCTATTGTCCCGCCATAACCTGTCATTACATGGTCAATCTTTATTGGACTAATGCCTAACTCAGAGCCAATAAACTTAGCAATCTGTGAAGTACCCACCCTGTCCTGTAGCCCAGTTGCTACATTCGAGTCCATGTAGTAAGGAACAATATCCCTACCTGTATAGAAGTTATGATTAAACGCGGCCTCAACAAGTGGTGCTATGGCTTGAACACCAAACGGATTAATTTCTAGTGTTGAAACAACGCCTCGCTGTAGAGTATCGCGAGCTTCCTTGGCGGTCTTGTCTTTGTACCACGAGGCCATTATTGTTTCTGGTATGGTTTTAAAAACAAAGCCAACCTCAAATGGGATTGGGATTTTGACAGGCACCCCCCACGGAGTTGGAATAATCCAGTTGTTGTCTCTGATATGTTCGCTCTGCTCTTTGTATTGCTCATCGTCGCTGACCATTGTGTAGTACAGCGCGGTCAAAGCTGTAAGCATGGTTGCTCTTGTGTAAAAAGACTGTATTGCTTGGCGTCTGTTTAGCTCTTTGTTTGCTGAATAGTTGCCTGAACTTGCTCGCCAGAAAACATCTAAGCCTTGGAATCGTGCATTGAGGAATGGGATTGTTGCTGTCAATATGCGGACAAGACCATTGGAGCCCCTTCTTCCAAAATTTAAAACTTGCTGTGCTTGATATGTTGCCTCTGCAACATTGCCTGTTCTAGCAAGAACGTCTTTATAGACGGCGTTTCTTGTTGCCGCATCAGACACGGTTGACGCATCGCCCGCCGCATCCCAAATGGCTTTAAACATACCGATAGGGCTTCCCCTTCCACCCTCAGGACCAATGCCTCTACGCCGCGTCTCTTTTTTGTAGAACCCTACTATGTCGTCTGGGTCATTAGAAAAGTCATACCCACCCACAACACCCAGTCTTTCTAGGTTTTCTGATCCCTCTCTAGCGCCACGAATTGTATCCAGTATTGGTGTAAAATTAGATCCCGACGTAACAAATGTAGATAGGGTGTCGCGCAACATGTTAACTAACATGAAGCCCGGCTCTCTTGTAATCATGTCTCTAAGAAAGTTTCCGGGCAGGGCGGTTGCTCTTACCAGAGGGCCAAGCTCAGGAAGAGACTCCATAGAAGAAAAGACTAGCGGGTCATAGACATCAAACCGCACTGGCTTGCCATCCACTCTAAGCTTTACTTCACCAGCCTTTGCTTTCTCTTTGCCTTTTAACTGCTTAGCAAGACCAAGGGTCTGCATGTCTCTAGCAATTCTTTGTTGAGCAACATTACGCATACCCATTTCTATTGCGGCAGTAAGGTTAAGAGAGATTGCCTCAGCTAAAGGAACATCTATTTTTTCTTTTGAGCCTTTGTATTCTCTAATGTACGAACGGGCCGTTAGGTCACCAAACACATCTTGAGCCAGAGCCGGTGCGCCAGTTTCGTCGCCAGCCGCTCTGTAAAAAGGAATATAATCAGCACCGTCACGCCAAAGCTGAGCAGTCTCAGCATCCAAGACGCCCGTGTCTCTTAAAAATCTAATCGTGTAATCGTTATATGCTTGCCAAGCAGAGTACCATTCTTTAATAATTGAGTTGCCCTCGGCATCCAAATACTTTTCTGCGTTATCAATAATCTCTTGTCGTTGAGCGGGAGTAAGCGGGGCTTCAACAGGCTTTCCCTTCTTTGTTTTTTGGACTAACTTGCCGCCCCTCTTGGCTATTGCATAAGCCTGAGCGTCCTGTTTTAAGTCTCCATGCTCATTGGTAGAAAGCATGCCAAGCAAGTCAACAAGTCCACGATACTGTTTGTTGTTATGGGTAAAGTTTTCAACTCTTACCGAACCATCTTTATATACAGGAACTCCGTACTTGATTGCGGCACCAGCTATTCCTCTGGCCCTGTCTGCCATTTCTGCGGCGGCAATAGAGCTAGAGTCTGCCATTAAGTTTTTAAGCTCTGGTCTTCTAGTAAGTTTTTCAAGACGGTCGTATCTAAATATTGCGGATTGTCTGAACTTACTTATCCAGTAGTCACGCTTACCTTCTCCGCTTGCCTCCATAAATATTTCAAACTCAGACGGTCCAGAAGGTCTATCGCCAATAGCATCATTCATTGCGCTCTGATAGGAAGTGCTTCTGTCGGGTGTTCTTCGAGAGCGGAGCTGTTCTTCCTCAAAGCGAGGGGTGTAGCCAGAGTCTGGGTTTTGTGCAACGTATTGCGCTTCTGGGTCTGCAACAAAGCTTATACGGGGAACCCCCTGAGATTCTTCAGCAAGGATCTCATCTTTTAAAACAGCTTGCTCAAGCTTTGCGGGGTTTCTCTTTCTAGTTATCAAGGGTTCTTTGGTAGGCGCACGACGAGACTGCATCTGCTCGTCTAAAATACTAAGAGGCTCAGACCAGAGAACAACCTTGCCATGCTGGGGTGAGTTTACAAGGATTCCCTTGTAGCCTTTCTGCCTTGCCTTTTTCAGTGTTTCGTCGTAGTTGATACTGCCATCGGGGTTGGTTGACCATATACGCTCAGGATCTCTAGGGACTAGCGGGTTGCTCCTGTCATCAGCTATGTAAACATCAGCAAGGTCTACTGTATATTGCCCTTCTGCCATGCCAAGCATTGGCTCTTTAACATACGGATCTATCTTCGCTTTAGTGACGCCGAGCCAAACAGCGTTGGTCGGCCTGTTTCTCTTTACCCTGTCTGCGCCCGTGCCTGCCTTAGACGGATCTAAGAGCGCTCTTTTCTGATTTGAGAAATGACTTAATACTAATCTTCCGTCCCGAAATAGTGATCCTTCGACTGTTCCTGCATAATCTGGAAGATTTCCTCGTCCTGTTGCGCCGTCAGCAAAGGCTCTGTTGATGTCTGGGTTGACTGCCCAGCCATACTTCCCTGCGTACTCTTGATCGACCGCTTGTATTCTGGGCTGTAACCTCCTGACGAGATCACCAATCCTTCCTGAAAGATCGGGTGACCTTCCTTCAATATCCCGAATGTACCCTTCGCCATTTGTATCTACACTCCAATCGTTACCTACATATCCAGCGGATGCGGCAAATCTATTTGCATTAAACGATTCGCCATTATCAAACTCCATTCTAGCAAGAGACTTAACAACCATGTTGTTAAAATCGTTGTTGTCTGTGCCAAGGTAATCAAAGTTTATTAGCCTTGCGCCAGTGTCTGATGCTATGGGGTTGTACTCACCGTGTCCTGACGCATCGGCAAGTAACTTAGCAAGTTGCGCTGTTTCTTTCTCACTAAGCGGACGACCAATGTCTATGTCAAAACCGTTAAGGTCTTTCTTTCTTAAAGATTTATTGGTAAATGGCTTGTGATATCCAACGCCATCTTGCTTCATCAAGATGCCACGAACAGCCGCATACGCCGCCATCAAGTCTTCAGCTGAAGGCTCAATTCTTTCGGCCCGCATTTGGTTTGCTTCGTCCGCAGTGACCTCGCCCTTTCTTTCAAGAGAATCAATATCTGCGAGTGACAGGGACTTGTACTTCTTAGGAGCAACAACCTGTGTCTGCGTTCCCGGAGATACTCTACCCTCGAAGTATCCGGGTGCCTCAAAGTCTCCGGGTGACAAAACGCCAAGCTCTTTAGCAACAATGTCGTTGCCGTCTGCATCTAGGAAAGCTTTGGATATGTCTACGTGATAGTTCTGTAGAACGTTGTAGTCAGCATCAAAAACCTGTGGCATGTGGCCAGTGGTTCTTCCGGGAATGCTTTCCCAGCTTATCTGAGCTAAGTTATTCTTTGCCGCATCCTCGAAGTCAAACTTAGAGTCTTCTTTTTCTGCGCGAGTCGGATCATACTTTAAGGCTTGACCGAGCCAGACTGAGCGGTGGCCATCCTCATCTAAGATCTTGCGCTCTAGTTTTTTGGTGCCGGGTTTTGGCACATAGGTCATGTAGCCAAGACGCTCAGAGATTTTTTCTGTCTCTTCGCGTACAGGCTTAGCCTCTGTTCTTGCTTTCATTGCAACCCAAACAGCGGCCTGAACTTGTTGCGGCTCCCATCCTAGCTCGTCGGCAAGGCGTGTGACCTCGTCTTCAACGAACGTATATTGAGCATCAGTGGGTGCATCACCTCTGTAACCAAAGGCTCTCATCATCCAAAGATCAGTGGTAACTCCTTGTGCAATGGTTGGGTCAATAGACCTCATCACATTGTTGTAGAAGTTGTTGGTCTTCCTGCCTTCCCAGTCCTTACCAGAGAAAACTTCTTCAAGCTTATCTGCCATAGCCGTAGGGAACATGCCAGTTTTAATTGGCTGTCCTGCCTCGTGCTGATAGTACGCTTGAACTGCATAATCAAAGTTCGTTGGCAC